GGGTAAACAGGCACTTTTGGCGCACCACTTATGTTTCCGCGAGGCGCATCTAATTGTGCACCAACTGGCATTGTGTAAATGTCATCTTCATATTCTAACCCAGTCATTTCAACACCAAGCATACCTTGTGCTGTTTCTACTTCTTTTGTTCGCATAATTTTAAACAGTTTGTTGTCGAAACCATACAAGTCATTATCTACTTTCACAATATCACCTATATCTGTTTGCATACCACTATAATCTGTGCTAAACTGAATAACTGTTGCTAATCGACTTTGTTGAAGGTCAACATTTGCTAATCTTTCTGCTCTTATTTTGTCATTGATTAAATCAATTGCGTAATTCAATTGATTATCTGGTTCGTTTGCGTTTCTTTCACCTGCAGGTGTATCGATAACCACAGTATTCATTGCGTCTTTTCTGTTGTCATCTGCAAACTCTACTTTAACACTATTGAACATATTGAACAGTTCTGTTGAACTTATATCCAATTTGCCTACCATATTGTCGTCATTGTAAACTATTGCATTGGCTTGTTCTGCTGGTGTGTATTCTCTGTTAGGTATTGCTTTGAATTTGCCTTGTTTACCGTCATATGCAAAGTATGTGCCACCTGCTTGGCATATCTTGTCAATATTGCTTTTTGTATCACTGAATGTGGTTAATACACCATTAATTTCATAACGTTTGTTTTGTTGTGTGCTACCACCACTGTCTTTGTAATCTATAAGTTGGTCACAGAAACCTCTCATTGCTGAATTGGCTGTGCCCACTATACTGTTTGTATCTATAAGTGTGTTGCTGAATCCTACGCCGTATCTATCATTGTTCAAGTAATCCATTAACACATTACCTGGATTCTTCAAAGTGTTTTCCATTTCAAATGTTATTGGTGGTAAACCTGTTAGTCCATTTTCTGGTGAATAATCAATTTCTATAACTGCAAATACCAAACTGTTTGCGGTGTGTGTTGCTACTTGCCAGTGCGGCACTAGTGTTGTTGCGGCTGTTGTTGATCCTGTGCCACTTGCTGGAAATATAACGTCACTACCTGTGCTACCGCCTTGATATACATTTACTCTCACGTTGCCTGCATAAGTTGTTGCACTTGTTCCGTTAGGATCAAAGTGACTGGTAACACTATTGCCACTGAAAACAAGTCTACTGTCATTTAAGAAAACGTTTGAAACTGTAAAACTACCGGTATCTGTTTCTTCACTTAATGCAACACAATACACCATTGTGTCATTGCTGTTTTTTATTGCGGCATCAAACACAGGACCACTGGTAAATGCTTTACCATACAACACTGGTATTTTGTTTGCTGTATCTGGTGCAAGTGTAATTCTCACTCCAGGATCGTTTGTTTCTCCTGCACTTGGTATTTTAAACATACCTGTTGCTCTGGCCGTTGCATATCCTAACCCTGCGGCAATTGTTCCTACTACAACACTACCTAATAATGCACTACCGCCTATTAAGACTGCACCGGCAGCCGTTACGGTGGCTCCTAAGGCAGTTACGATTGCTGTTGCTATATATGTAAATACTGCCATTATGCGGCTCCTCTAACAAAGTTAGTTTCTATTGGTGTCCATCCTCTTTTTTGCATATTCAAATGGTCTCCCATACCTAACGTTGTAATTGTGTATGCACTGATAATATTTTCATCTACCAGTCGGTCTCCTACACCCACATACTCTTTTAATAATTTTGCACCTGCACTTGATCCTCTGTGTTCTGGATCTACCCACCAGGCAATCTCTCTCATTGACTTTACTTCTGGCAACCACATATCTCCTTGTATCATTGCCAACAACATTCCTACTATTTTATCGTCTTGTTGTGCTACCAAGGCAACACCTTGCTTTCTTATTGCGTCAATAACTCTGTTTGCATAAGTGTCATTGTGTTGTGGTTGTTGCAATCCTGTAAAAGGATTTGCATTTGCAAAGTCAATCATAAAACTTTTTATTGCTTCGTAATCCGTAAATTCTGCTCTTCTAACTATCATTATCTTTCATCTACTATACGTTGTCTGTCACGGCGGCCACCACCGCCTCCACCGCCACCACGGCCTCCACCACCGGCGCCACCACCACCATAGTTACCACCACCTCTGAATTCTTTACCAAAGTCAAAGTGCATATTTTGTAAATCTGGTATTCTATCGAATATTTGGTCGTTTGCGAATAAACGTTTTCTATCTTCTGGATTTGTGAATTGTCCTTTTACTTTATTTTGTAACAATTGATTCAAACTGGCTACTGTTATAGTAATACTGTTTGTGTTCTTCTTTGCAATTATATCTACGTCTTCTGTAACAGCAAAGTTTGTGATGATTCCACTATAACGTGTATACACTTGACTGGTATCCAGTTCAAGGTCTTCTTTGTTCATAAAACCACGTCTAACAATAACCTCGCCACCTTTTATTTTACTGCCTAATATGATACTCATATAGTCTGCATCACTTGGTATACCACTTAGGCTGATACTTAAATCACCATTAGTGGTTTTTATATCATCTGCTATGGCATCCATAGCCAAGAAACTACCTAGTTCTGTGTAAGTGTTTGAATTATATGTTACTGGTTTATAAGCATTGCTTATATAGTATGTGGTTGCATCTAATGTTAAGTCAATTAACACTACACTAACAATGTGGTCACTTTGAACTGGTGTTATAGTTGTAGCCATTAGTCTGTGATAACCTCCATTAATTCAAAATCACCACTAAACTCTATTCTATCGTGTGGCACAACACTATACACTGGCATCTGTAATGCTTTAACTTGCCAGTTTACGTTTTTACCCACTCTTAAACCACCTGTTGTTATACTTGTTCCTGTTTGACTCAACACACCTCTATGCACAGGCACAGTTATATCTGCACTAACACTCCAAGCAACATCACTGGTTACTTGATAAGGGTATCTGTAAGTGCTTGTATTACCCTTAGGCTGTATGAAATCACCAGCCTTAAACAAATTAGTGTATCCACTAACATTACCTGTTACGCCTGCTGTGCTCACGTGAATATTTGCACCATCTGTTCCTGTGGTTGCTACGCAAGTTAATTCATCTTGTTGTGCTGTGGTTAAATCACCTTGATATGCTGTTATGTAAGTTAGTCCACTATTTGTGCTACCAATGTTTACATTTGCTTCATTGATTACGTCCATAGTGTCTAGACTTTCTAATAAACCTCTATTGGTGCTGTAAGTTAAGCCTGGGTGCATACTTACTGTAAACGCATACACACCTACACCTCTATCTGCTGTTTTAATATGTCCACTTCTGCTGATGCTACTTGCGGCAACTTTACGTTTGTTTACTGTTATTGATGTTGCATTATCTATAATTGTTTGTATACTCATATGTTTATCCTGGTGTTCTTCTTGCGCCTACCCTAGTTAAATTGTAGACAAATTCTGGATCTGCCGCAAGTCTTTGTTGGAAACTGGCTGTATCTATTGCAGAAATATTGTTAATTATCGTTGTGCCGCCCATTGATTGTCCGTTAGGAATAACTGTGCCACCTTGACTGCCCATACGAAGCAACTCTGGCCCGTCTTCCCCGACCACGTATGTTCCGCCGGGCATAACTGGTCCGCCATTCTTTTTTCCTGGTATTTTTATAATATTTCCGCCTGTGCCGAATCCAAATCCAAACGGTGACAATAAGGCTCCCAATATTGGTTGTATAACTTGCAAACGTATGATGTCTGCAATAATTTGTGTGACCAGTTTCTTAAAGAAGTCTTTAAAGGCATCTCCTGCCTTTTCACCTTCTAAGAATGCTGTTGCCAAGTCTTCACTTAAGGCTACTTGCGCCTTACCCAATGTGTCTAGGAAATTGTTTAAACCTTCATTTTCTGTGAATGCTTTGTCTAGATTTTCTTTTGCTTCTTTGTATTCATCTGAAGTTATTTTGGCAGTTGTTTGTAATTCAATTAATCTTTCCAACAACATATTATAGTTGTCGGTATTTTTTGCAATACTGCTTACTACTTCATTAAATGCTAAAAAGGCCTCTGATGGTCCTTTGTCTTGGAACAACTCAGCATAACTGTTATTTAAATCGTCTAAGGCGGCTTTCCTTTCTTCCATATCTGCTATTGTTTGAGGATCTGCAAACATTCCGTTTAACAACTTCATTAACCTGTTATATTCGTCTATTCCGCCTTTGCTTCTATCAATTTCTTCACCGAATGCTTTTAACTTATCGATTGGTTTTTGGATATCCATATCGAACAATGTGTCATTGTCTGTTAAGTCATTATATTCTGCATTAAGCCTTTCGACTTCTTCTTTGGCCATTCTTGCGGCTTCGCGTTGTAAGAATAACTGCTCATTGATGCCACCCATATCGTATCTAGACATCTGCTCAAATTGTTCATTGGCTTCTTTGGAAATTTCTTCAACACCTTGGATGGCATTTTTTAATCCTACGAAACTGGCTATTGCTCCACCTATCCATAAAAGACCTTCACCTATTTTTAGAAGAATTAATTTTTTCCTACCTAGGTCACTGAGAATATCTTTACCTTTATCATCTTTACCTAATCTTTTAAATGCCTTATTTGCATCTTTCATTGGTGCTGTTAAATTACTTTTTATATTTTTACCAAAGGTTTTTATACCTTCAGTAAAACTTTTTACTCCTTTCGCACCTGCGGCAAATACACTTGATCCTCTTTTTAAAGTGAACATAGCCGCGGCTGCGGCTTTAAGTCCTCTTGCGGCTGGTATAAAGAATGTAATAACTGTAAGTATTTGTGCTAAACCTTTTCCTAATTGCAACAAACCGTCTGTGTTGTCTGCTAATCTGTTTATGGCGGCTGTTAGACCTTTAACACCTGCGGCGGCATCTTCACTGAATGTATCGAATAATGCGGCTTTCAGTTTGTCGAATGCATCACCCAATTGGTTTAATTCGAAGTTTAATAATCCTGCTTGGCTTTTTAATGCGCCACCAAAGTCTTCTTGCAATCCTGCCAGTAAGGCATCAATAATTGTGTTTGCACCTTCGGCTGTTTTACCAAACTCTGATATTTCCAGTCTGCTTTTGCCTATTCTTTCTTGTAAAATTTGAAATACAGGTATACCTCTATCAGCCAGTCTGTTTAGGTCTTCTAATCCTAAACCACCTGCTGTAGAACGCGACACTAAGTCTAAGGCGGCTTGGAACGTGCCCATCTGGTCTGTGGTAACACTGGCTGTATCTGCAAATGTTTGTAACAGTTCTTCTGTGGGTTCAACACCTGCACCTTTTAACTGAACAAATGCTTGAGTCAGTGTTTGCACACTAAACTGTGTCGAGGCGGCAAAACCTTGCACTCTTTCAAATGCGGCTGCACCGGCGCCTATACCACCAAATACAACATTTAGTGAATTTTGTAAATCCTGGAATGCGGCACCTGTTTGTGTAATGCTTTTTATTACAGCACCGGCACCTAAAGCCGCAAAGGCGGCTCCTACTCTGCTTATACTAGCCGATGCACCTGAACTAAAGTTATCTACTTGTGATTTACTCTGTTTAATCGATCGATTAAACTTTTTATTATCCAGTTCTAACGTTACTTTTATATCTCTAGCCATTATATTCTCTTAATTAATGTGTCAATACGCCTTTCCATATAGTCTATGGTAGGATCTGTAAATCCATTGGGCGATTGTTTACTCCAACCGTCGTCTAGTTTGCCGGCATAACCATAATCACTTTTAATTTTAAGTCGTTGCCTACGTGTTCTTCTACGTGCATTACCACTATCGATAGGAGTTTCTTTTTTTAGTTTAGGTAAGGACTGTTTTACCACTGTTTCAGGTAGTGCTTCTAAATTGTCCATTCTGTTTTCAAATATTCTAGAATCGATTCTTACCATATCCTTCTCTATTGTTTGTTACCGTAATACTTTTCTTTTAAAGCATTCAGTTTGTTTTCGCCGACTTCTCTGGTCAGCATATCTTGGCTTAATGGCTGTTTGTTTGCTTTTGCGTGTTGTATTGCTTTGTAATTCATAGCAACATCAAATACCATTAAGTCGAAACTGTCTCCTTGCTTTAACAAACTGCTAGGTAGAACTCCGTATCGTTCTGCTATACTGTCAATCATCAAATAAAAATTAGTTTCTTTACTTGAATCTATCGGTTGGCTTGTTACTTTCCCAGGTGATCACCAATCAATTTCATTGCTTCAGTCATTACGTCTATCGGCAACACCATATCATCTTGCATTACTGGTTTTCCTTCTTCATCCAATATAATATTACTAAGCAAGTTGAAATAACTTCCTGTATCGTCAGTGCTGGCGTTTGCCAATTTGGTAAACACGTCTAATGGTTGTCTATCATACATATAAAATTCTAATTCTTCACCATATTTTTCCACAATGGTTTCATCATTCACTGTTAATTTTATAAGTTGGGGTTTTTTTGCTAGGTCGGCTAGTTTCATATCTCTGTTTCCTCTATATCTCTATTTTTTATATTGTGTAAGGCACTTAAACAAAATGCCATACGTTTGTGTGCTTTGGCTATATCAGCCTCTGCACAATTAAGTTCATTCTTTGCTTTTGCTATCTCCATCTCCATACTCTTCAGTATGTCCTTGATGGTGTGATTGTTCCATATCTGCATAACTATTTACCTCTTTTTTAGGTTTGTGTTCTTTCTTCTCTTTGGCATCTGGTAATTTGATACCGTGCATATCTGCATATTGTTCTAATGGGTATGATCCTTCTTTCATACGAACCATTCTGTCTTTGGGTCCACAGTATTTTCCGTCTTTGTCATACCATCTTAAAATTTTTGCTACTTTCATAAGTTCTCTCTTTATAAAGTGCAACTCCCCCGCAGAAGGGGGGAGTTACTAAGTCTAATTAGACTGTATCTTTTGTAAGTTCACCGTTTACAATTATTGTTCCCGGGGAAATCCAGACTGCTTGGTCAATTGATGCTGTTGGCGCCAATCCTCCAATAAAGCCTTTACCCTTGATGTAGTTGTCTGTGCTTGTATCACCTTCAAATGCAACACTGAAGAAAATTTCAGTTTTGCCTGTTGAAGTTGTGAATAAGCCATTGGTTGCCACAGTATTATCTGTTAGTGCGGCATTACCAAAGAAAGTGTCATCATCTACCAACATATTGAATGAGATTTCATTCTCATTAACTGTTGTAAATGCACTACTTGAACTACTGTCTAGTGTGCTGTATCTAACTGTGCCGGGTGCGGCTGAAACAGTTACATCTTGCACTAGAGGGACAACTAAACCGTTGGATGCTCCTGGAGCCGCCAATGGTTCTGTATTACCCAGTGTCAATATTGCTTGTGAACCTGCTGTTACGTTTATTACGCTCATTGGTTATCTCC